CTGCATTATTCAATGGCGACCAGCGTGCGGTCGATGCATGGAACCAAGCACGGTCGGTTTATTCAGATTATCGCAAACGCTTCTTTGATGGTCCGCAAGGCCAAGCTGTAAAACAAATTATTGGCGATCCGCGCAGGAGCATTGAGCCACTGCCTTCCGGTGCGGTGATCGACAATATCATTGGTCCCCAGGGCGCGACTGGATCAGTACCGGTAGCGAACAGGATCAAAAGCATATTAGGTGGCACATCGCCGGAATGGACTGCGGTTAAACAGGGAACATTGCAGCGTTTGATCGCACCGATGGAAGGCGAAACTCAATTCGGTGTGGCACAACAAGCGCAGCGTTTGAGCAAGTTTCTCAACGGTGATATGGCAAAGACTGTTTATTCTCCGCAAGAACAACAATTGCTGCGCAACTATGCCAACTTAATGCGTCGGTTGACGCCCCCAGCAGGAAGCTATGCGCCATCCGCACCATGGATACAAAAACTGATGGATACAGTTGGCAACCGTGTTGCCGGTGCCCTTGGTTTTATGGCTGGTCATACCATGTTCCCGCACGCGCCTTTGGTTGGTGAGCTTGGCGGCATGGAGGTTGGTAGAAGTATTTATGGCGCAGTGGCAAAGCACTTTAATGAATTACGCGACAGCTTTCCTATCATGGGCGATGCTATACAGCAGTATTCACGCGCTCAGTCTCGAATGGCTACTGCGCCGAATCCATTGGCGCAGCGGGCCTTGGTTGCTAGCACGGTGAATTTAGATAGGACGCTTCGAACTTTTGGCATCGATAGCAAGCAGATATTGGGACCAAGCCCAGCAACCGCAGAACAGCCAGATCAGGGACCAGGGCCAATACAGCAACGAAAGAACGGTGGTCGCGTAAACCAGCAGCAGAAACCGTTTCATCCACCCCCCAATGCCCGCAAGAACCCGCGGGACGGCTTCTATTATGTACCGGATAAATATCCTGGCAAGTGGCTAAAAGTGGTGCCCCGTGCCTGACGACTATGATGTGGTACCGGTAGAGGGCAATCCATTTGCTCCGTATATCAACCCGCAAACGGGTAGACCAAGGATCACTATTACTAAACCATCGATCGATCCGGTTATCATGCCGGGATCGCAGGATGTGGCGCGGCTGACGCCGGCCCCGTCGCTGCCAGCCTTGCCCACTTCGCCAGACCAGAAGGTGCCGCAGCAAGATGAGTCTTTTATGGACAAGTACCGGCGGGAGGGCATGAATGTCTACCAACCGGTTGTTCCTGCCATGGCCGATCCTATCCGGAATGCGGTTTTTGGAACCGGCGAGGAGCTTATGGCCCCATTTAGCGAAGGACCGAGCTTGGAAACCTTGGGTCGATCCGGCTGGGCCGCGGCTGGGATGTTGCCCCTACCAGGAATTGCGGAAGCGGAAGCCATGGAGGCTTTACCCAAGGCTTCATCAGTATTATCATCCAAGGATGTCTACTCAGCAGAAGCAATTGCCGCGCAAGCCCGAAAAGATGCCGTCCAAAACGCTATCGGACGTGCAAAAACGGCTAGTCGCGGAGATCAAGCTCCATCACCCGAAGGCTACTACCGAACAGATCTTGCAGGATCTGGAGGACTGGGGGGTAAAGTAGCCTATTCGCCTTATCCAGAAGTTGCACAAATCTGGAACGCGGGGCGTATTTCTGCACCTGATTTTGTCGAGCTTGCACCCGAACAGTCTGATGTTTTCAAGCAGGCTATCACCGACGTAAAAGATGCTCATCGGCACGGTGCCGCAGTTACGGTTTATCCTGACTATTCTGGTATGCGGACATTCCTAACGCCGGATAAGAAGGCGGGCTTTGCATTGAATGATGGCGATATTGTTTCTTTATTCCGTGATCCGAATTCGACCCATGATAATTTCACGGTACCTGCGCTTAATTTAGCAACGTCACTTGGCGGTAATCGGCTCGATGCTTTTGATACGCAATTGCCGCATCTCTACGCGCAGTCAGGCTTTCGCGCGGTGTCGCGCATTCCATTTAGCGATGCCGCCAAACCAGTAGGTTGGAACTACAATACGTTTTCTCATTACAACAATGGTCGCCCTGACGTCGTATTCATGGTGCATGATCCAGAGCATGCCACCGGTTACCGTCCTGGCGATGGTATAAGGGTCGGCCCTAGCGAATACACTGACGAATATACCAATGCGCAAGCAGTCCAAATGCAGGCACTGCGCGGCATTCAGCAACGATCCGCCGACATACAGCGTTTGCGCGATACCGTTCCGGGCTTTCGCGATGTTATGAATTATATGTTGCCAGATGAGATCGCCAGCGTCAGAGGGCGAGGCAACCAGCTTGTCAATAATGCACAGAACCTAGTTGATAGTTTTGCAGCCATTCCTGGCGGTGATGAAATGGCGGCGGCGGCCTATGCTGGTCGCGCTAAGCGCGGTTGGTATTTGGACAGTGCAAAGGCTTTGGTCAATATTTTTGGTTTGCAAGATTCGTCGCGGTTTGCCGCGTTATTGGCTGCGATGTCGCCACAGACTTCTGTCGAGAATAATGCCGTCAATGCGTTGAACACTTGGGTCAACTGGAACAAAGCCGGTCGTCCTACAGACCCGAAAGCAATTATTAAAGTGATGGGCCAGAGCGTGCAGGGAACGAGAGGCGAGAAGAGCGTCCTGGGTGCCTGGAGAAATAACGCCATTCTTGCACTGACCCATCCATCACCGGCAGATCTTGACTTTGATATATCCGGTCCCAAGGTTGATAGTTTCATGAATAATCTTCGTGGCTACGTCAATGAAGTAACTAACGACACTTGGATGGCGAACTACGCAAATTATCCCATTAGTTCATTACAGCGTATTACTGAACAAAGACTTGGTACTAAAGGGTTCGGCGTTAAAAGCCCAGGCTATATAGCAATGTCAGCGGCGGTTCGGCGCGCTGCGGATGTCTTAACCCAACGTACAGGAGAAGTTTGGACACCGGCAGAAGTGCAAGAAACGATCTGGTCGTGGGCTAAGACGTTGACTGAGAAATCCGAAGCACAAGGTCGCAGTGCCGAGAATCTTCTTGGATCTGGCGATCTAACACATGATGAAATCAATGCCACACCAGATTTTGCCAACTTATTTGTCACTAATGTCGATGCTACTCATAATTATCGCGAGATATTAGAACGCGGTGGTTATGGAGATAGACTTGTAGCTAGCGGTCGTAAAGCTACGCAAGCAACAGGAACTCCATTCACCGCGCATGGCAGCAATTTTTCTCAAGACGAATTCACCGGACATCTTGCACGCGCTGCACGCCGGCTTGATGGAGTTCGCCGAGCCGGCAGGGAAAGCAGGGGTCAGTATCAATATTCGCCGGAAGACATAGCTGCTGCGTTTGTTGGCGGCAGAAGCATAGGCTATGCGCGTGGTGGCGCTGCCTATTCGCTTTTTCCGGTCTACGGCAATCCGTTCAGGGCCCAGCTGCCGGCCGATCAGAAGCAAGGCTTTGCTTCAGGCGGCACGGTCAAGACCAAAAAGCCAAAAACCGATCTATCAATCCGCTATCAGTATCATCCCCACGGCAATCAATATTGCTCACGTTGTTCGATGTTCATTTCACCAGATCGTTGTACGGATGTAGCGGGCAAAATATCACCCAGCGGCTGGTGTCGTATCTTTTATGCAAAGGGCAAGACCAATGACCATTAATCAAGGCGACCTCGCACGTGTAGTCTCGCATGAGCCAAGCCAGGACTGGCCTTCAATAATTGAGATTGTGGCCTATTGGGGAAAGGGCGAAGGGCGCCGTGGGCGCCGCCGATCGCTGATGATCGAGGCGGATGCGTTCTTTGGTCGTGGCCGTTATGGCGCGCCTTTGTCTGGAGATCAGTTATTGGCTATGATCGACAGGCTGCGCAAGCAAGGGCCTGACTATGATGAGCACAAACATAGACTACAGTCTGCTGGTGCGCGCCGCGCACAACGAACGACGCCGCAGCCGCGAGATCGCCGATCAAGCTAACATTGCATTTCTGATAAGTTTGCTTGGTGTCGGAGCTGCCGTAATGTTCGGCGGTTTGGCTATTGTCTTTGGCATGCTATACGTCATTCATCTTGCATTGAAATGGGTGGGAGTCGCGTAGCGGAGGGAACGCCGTGGCAACCATTGTCCAGATAATTATCGCACTTCTGATCGCCGGCTTTGTGTTGTGGGCGCTCAAGCAACTCATCGGGCTAGTCCCGTTGGATGCCTGGATCAAGCAGATCGTGGATGTACTGATCACGATCCTGGTGGCGGCGATCATACTTTTCTATGTCATCATCCCGCTGTTGCATCTTCTCGCTGGAGCGATTCACCTATGATCCGGATATTGGCAATCCTGCTGGGGGTCCTACTTGTCACACCGGCCGATGCTGCAACATCGGTTTGGGGGTTCCGTGGCTGGGGCTTGCCGGGATGGTCCAGGGGCGTAGACCAGATCGCCCGGCAAGCAAGGCATATCCCCAACGTCACCAGCGTACGGGTCTATAACTATTACGACACGCAGCGGGTGGCCGATGAGATCCGGCGCGCCCCCGGCAAGGTGGTGATCTTCGGATATAGCTGCGGGGCGAACGCCTCTGTCGTGACCGCCAATGCCTTCCAGTATCAGCGCAACATCGATGCGGTCCTGGGAATGCAACCGTCAATATGGTGCGGTGGTGGCTATGAAACTGCTGTTCTGGACAATGTCGGCTACGCCCAGAACACATTTGCCAGCTGCATCCAAACCCTGGGATTAGGCTGTCAGCGATGGTATGGCGCGAGACACCTGCGTCAGATCTACCGTGCCGCACGGCACGGCCAAGCCGATACCGACCCGGCCTATCAGCAGGATGTATTGCGGGCGATCAATCTCGTGGCTAACGGTGGTACCTGCGATCCGGCAAGACATCACTGTCACGGGCATACGTTAATCGTCCACCGCGCGCCGGGTGGCGGTACCACCCATACCCTGATCCACCATGACTAGGGCGCTCGATGATCTTGCTCCTGGCGCTTAACCTGATGACGCTCCCACAAGACGGTCAGGTGATTACGATAAATCCTGATGACGTTGTGTCTTTGGTAGCGCCACACCGTGGCTTCGATCCGAAGCTGAAGTGCATCATAAACTTGATCGACGGCAAGCATATCGCTGTCGGAATGAGTTGCGATGATGTAAGGCAGAAGTTGGTAAAATGAGCCCGGGCCCGGTCGAGGAAGGCGCGAAAGTCGCCAGTGGCGTGGTCGATGCTCTGCGCAGCGAGCCAATCTCGCTGGCGCTGATCGTAATGAACATTATTTTTGTCGGTGGCATCGCATGGTGGGCGCATGAAATTAACATTCGCACCACGCATCAATATGAAGTAAAGGACATACTGATCGAGAAACTGATCGACCAGTGTCGACAGGGCAAGGCTACGTTCAATGCTCCAATACTCACCGAACCTAGTAGGAATGATGTGCCGTGAAAATTGCGATTAGTTCTGGCCACGGCAAATACGTCAGAGGCGCGGTGGGCCCGCAGGGTTGGGGCCTCGACGAGGTCAACGAAGCCCGTAAAGTTGTTCCCAAGGTTGCTGAGTTCCTGCGCGCTAATGGTAACACCGTCGTTACTTTCAACGACGATACTTCGACCACGCAGCAGCAGAACCTCAACACGATCGTCAATTGGCATAACAAGCAGGATCGGGAATTAGACCTCTCAGTTCACTTCAATGCCTACGTTCCCACTGAGCTAGGACGCGGAACGGAAACTTTGTACGTCACCCAGCAATCGCTTGCGACTAAGGTTACTAATGCGATTTGCTCGGTCAGCGGTTTGATCAACCGTGGCGCCAAAAAGCGCAGTGATCTGTATTTTCTCAACGGCACCAATAAACCGGCGATCCTTCTGGAAATCTGTTTCGTAGATGCTGCCGCCGACGTCGAGGCTTACACTCAGCATTTCGATGCAATTTGCCAAGCCATTGCCGAAGCGGTAGCGCCATCTGCGGCAGAAGTTCCGGTTGCCGAAGACGTTCTGCATACGGTCGGAAAGGTCAGCTGGTTCGGCGGCCCGGACGACTCCGGAGTCAGCGCCAGCGAAGGTTTGGCTTTTATTTATAAGTACGAAACCAAGCCAGAGATATTTCTCAAGCACCAGCCAGCCGGGACTACCGGCTTGGCGCGGCGGCTAGACCCCAACAAGCGATACCTCGCGCTTCGGTGGGACTACAATCAGTTCCCGAAGGCGCGACTTGCAGGACAGGAAATGGCTCTAGTTCGCGCGGTGAGGACCGGCAGGCAATTGCCAGCTCACCCTGCTGACTGGGGACCGCATGTCAATACGCAGCGCGTAGCGGACATCTCCCCCGGCATGATGCGTGAGCTTGGCATCGAAACCGATGACGAGGTCGAGGTCACTTACCCCTACGTAGGAGAAGTTGCCTAGCGGGAGGATGATGATGTCTAAGCGACCAACACCGCGCAAGCCGCGGCCGGCTGAGCCGGAGCTGCCAGTGCCGGCAAAGGATAAGATTTGTCAGCTTGTGCGTGATGGTTCATCTGGTCGCTATCGTATCTTGATCCGCTGTGCCGGTGAGCCGGATGTCTGTCTCCTCGATCTCGGCTCCCCGCCTGATGTGTCACTGATCCATGCCGAGGGCTCATCGGGTGCCGGTTTGAGATAAGAAAAAAGCCCCTTACGGGGCTTCTCTCCTCAGAAAATCAGGGATGTCATCGCTGAAGTCTTGTTCTCGTATTTTGTGGTATTCTTCGCTTGTGATCTTCAGGCTTTCCTGTGCCTCAAGCTTGCGAGGCTTCAGCAACCGTTTCTCTTCGGCCACTACCTTGTCGTAGGCCTTGACCGTCCGGCTGATTCGTTTCCACAGCCGTTCTTTCAGATCACGGATACGCTGCAGTTCGGCATTGCGACGTTCTGATTTTTCGATTATCTTCATTGGAATTTCTCCTTTCTGTGTGGTTGGCTGGCCCCAGTGTTCCTGCACTGGGGCCTCTTTTATCAGTGTGCATACTATAGCAGGATGTTTGTACCAGTGCTGGTTGCGCGCTAATTTGTTGTTAGTTCGCCATGATCGTACGCGTCGTTAATCGACTTTCGCGCTGTGAATGACTTTTGCAATTACGGTTTTGCTGGTACTTCCGTGCTACAACCTGACAATTGTTATTGGACTTTCGAACGGTCGCGTATTCGAATCATTCGAAGACGTGACGCAAATTTATTTTTGCAGCGTTCAGGTTGTGTCAGCCGAAAACCAGCATTGCAAGGAACACAAACCCCAGGATGATCAGACAAATACAAATAACGCCGGCTAAGTCGATCTGGTCAGGCGGCGGGTAGCGATGGTACGTCTGGCCCATTTGTGTTTCCTCTTGTGTTTTTTTTGTTCGATGCGTTTGCGTTTTCTACGCAGCGCTAGATCGCTGTATTGCCCATGCGGGCCGCGAACTCGAGTTTCAATGTCGTGTTCATCGGCCGGGAGATAGACCAGATAATCCGGGTCAAGCTCGCCAGGGATGTAGCTAAAATCGCCATTAGGGTAGTAATGCTTTTTCCGATTGACCAAGGCCGGTCGATGATGCAGCTCGACCTTGACGCCAGCGCCAAATAGCTCCTCCTTCATTAAGCGAAGTGCGCGGGTCATCGGGAGCATCATTGCCGCCAATGTTGGCTCGATGCCGGCCTCGTGCATCTGGCGTAGCATGACTTGACAGCGCGTAAGTAACGGGATGTGACGACGACGTTTCATCAGTCACCTAAAACGTCAGCCAGCATTGTCCAGGCTACTTTTCTGCCAGACATTGTCGCGTTACGATAAGCCATGCCGCCTTCGATATTATTGGCGATATACCCCATTGCCAACAACAGGAATATTTCCGGATAACTGTCATCGCGGAATGTCTTGCGCAGCATCTTGATGGCATTCTGGGCTCTCTCGCGGCATGCTTCCGATTGGGGAAATCGCGAGAGGTCCTCAAGGCTTAAAGAAACGTCGTTAATGCGGTCAGCGATCAGTTTGTCTCTCTGCGATTTCACGTGCCACCTCGTATGACTTCCCTAAGGCCATTGAAATTAGAACGCTTCCAACCCAAGCCATATTCCGCACTCCGCCTTTAAGTTTCTTAAGTTCCTTGTCAGTGAAAGAGTATGATCCCATGCCAAACTCAGCGATGTTAAGAGCGTAGTCGCGTCCCGGTACGGTAATTGCTACTTTGTAGCCGGCCCAACTAAACCTCCTTAAGCCCGGGAAACTGAGTTTTACTGCGATATCGCCTTTTTTGGTTTTGCGTATGTGAGGCCGGCGGATATGGAAGATCCGTGCGGTGCGGCCCTTCTCGGTCAGCACAATATCGCGATCCTTGAAGAAGTAAGCTGTTCGTTTAACGTCCACACCGAACGTGGCGCTGAGCGATCCACTACTGACATGGATTCTGATCATCGAACCCATAGTCGCGCTCTCGTACATCAATGCAGCTTCAATGAAGCACCGCTTTAAATATTCTTCTGGACTGGCGTCGATTCGCCCCTGCGCCCAGGTTAGCTGGTGAAGCCTGACACCCCACCGCTTATGGGTAAGCGTATATGTTTGGCCTCTATCGGCACCGGTTTTTGCGATCTTACGTTCATGTTCAACAATCAGTTGCCGTAGAATACGAACGTCGCCGGTAGATCGCTCAACGCAGATTGCATATTCCTGCGGTATGCCGCCTTTCCATCGTTTTTCTTTGGTGCGACTGCCGCGGTCGAGCCGATCCCAATAAACCGTCATCAGATAAACATCACCATCGGCCACTTTTTGGACCTCAGGTGGCGGCTTGGTATATTTATGAAAGTACAGAAACTTCGGCACCCACACTTTGGCGCGATTGGCCGTTAGTCCCGAAACTGGTCCGGTAATGGTTCCGAAACCCTTGGTCAGTATTGCGATGCCGTGCGATTTAGTGAGATCCGTCCTGGGCGCTTTTAAAGCTTCAAAGTCTTCCGGCGATAGATCACCTGTTTCTATTTGCTCCTCCTCCAAAGCAGCAGGATTGATGCCATAGGCAATGGCGCCGAATGCTGGACGGTTTTGTTTCCACCATGCCGATAGATCATTCATGTCACCTACGCTGCGCCACAGATCAAAGGCTTGGACTGCGCTTTGCGGCATGATCTGAATACCAAGGCGCTTATGCAGCTCATAAGCTTCCTTGTCGGAATGTTTCATGCGCTTGAGGTAAGTGAAGTAAGTGCCAAGTTGGTCAAGGATGGCATCGCGAAAGTAGTATTGCCCCCATTGCTCAGGATCAGCATCGGGCCGTACTTGCGGCCGCGGTTTATGAATGACAGGCTTGCGCGGCTCAGCTGGTTTTTCCCGCTCGATCGGCTTTGGTTTTTCGCCTTTTGGCTTGACCCATTTCGCGCGCCGGCTCGCTGGAACAGGCAGTTCGACCTCGACCGGAGGCGCCAAGCCGGCTGCCAATAGGTTCGCAACAGGAGTTGGTTCGGCCGATGATTCTAGAGGCTGTAAGCTTTGGTTAAGCGGGATCTCTGACTCAACAGTCGGAATAGATCGTGTCCGGAATACAAACACGATTATTCGTTGCCATAGTCCTTTTAGTCGATCCACCCACCGCATGACTTACGCCGCCTTGCCGGCGTTCTTCTTTAGATCCCGAGGATGCACGCCAATCAGTTCAGCAAGATATTCCAGCACGTCTTCTTTAGCGCGCTCAAATTCTTCGAATGCCATTTCTGGATCGTGCTTGTAGCGTTGAGATTTAGCTGTCCAAACTCTGGCGATCTTGCCGTCTGCCTTGGCGATGCAGTTCTCATGCTTGGTCAAGACATAATCAACGAACCGTTCGGCATCGCCCGTAGTCTCGTATGGAAACGTTTCCTCGTGGGCGTAATTGCATTTGCATAGGCACCAGTAGCGCAGCCGATCGGCAGTCGCCCAGCGGCCTTGGTGGCGTTCTGGAAGATTGGTAAACGCTTCATCAATCAATGCCATGAATTCACGGTGGCTCGCCACGCTGCGCTGCCGTTCGGCGCTGAGTTGATACAGTTCGTCTTTGGTGAATTGCCGCATGCATAACGGCAGCGATTCCGGAGTCGGCTGCATCACCTCGCCTGTCCACACGAACACGGCTGGGCGCAGATCTTTCATACCAGACCGCGGAAATAATTAACTTCAGCATCGACTGCTTCTAGGAACCGCTTAACCTCGTCTTCAAGCATATCGATGACGTGCTGGTCGCGTTGGATACGGATGACGGCAAGTTGGAGCTTTGGCTCTTTCCATCGCGGGTCGTAGCTGACCAAATCGCACCAAGCTCTGCCAGTGCATGCCATTTGGTAGTGCATTTGGTAGACGTAGCGCTGGTCCGGCTCCCCGCCGTTGTGGGCGATCTTGAGGTTGGCGGCATGAGTTTTCGGTTCTCCGCATTTGATTTCGACTAAGCCATCAGGCGCAACAAGTCCGTCCGGGCTCGCGCCCGACATCGGAATTGAGGGATGGATAACAAAGCCGGCGAATTCAACGTCGACGTCGCGGGTCCATTTATAGGCCTCGCGCGCGTCGGGCTCTTTTTCCTTCCCCCATTTCATTGCCGCATTTTCGTAGCTCGGCTGCATCATGCCGGTCAGGCGCTCAAGCACGATCTCGTACAGGTAATTGTCCCTCGATGCGCCGTAGCCGCCGGTTCTGGTCGTAGCGGTAATGTCCTTCATCCGCGAAGCAGTGGCGCGGCCGATCCTCTCCGGGGACAGCTCGCCCCATTCGGACATCACTTGCCCTTCTTTGGTGCTTTAACGGCCTTCTGGCGCAATGCTGCGAGCGCCGATTCGAATTGCGATGCCGGAATATCCTCGATCATCGGGATTTCCTGCTTGGCGAGCTTGGACATGTAGAAAAGAAATTTCGAGACATCGACTTCGCGGCCGTCGATCTCGATCTGGAGAAGCTCGACCTGTTCTGGCGTGATCTTGCGGTTAGCTACCGCTTCGGCATCATCGTCCTCATCGGCTGCAACTCCGCACATCGACGACAGCGAATAGCGCCTCGCGTAAGTGAGCGCGCTGCCGAACTTCTGCGGTTCATCCGACGACGGTAGCGGATATTCCGAATTCTGGGATTGGCCGGAACTGTGCAGCAATGTGGTATGCAACATGAGGCCAGTGCCATTCTTGCGGATCGTTTGCGTGATCGCCAAGCCATTGTCCGCAAGCGGCTTGCGAACAGCATCAAAGATGGCGGCCAAATCCGCATAGCGGGATTTGAAGTATGGATTGACCCGGTTGAATACAGCCGGTTTCATCTGGCCCTGCGCCGTGGCCAGTGCTGCGGCAAGCTTGTCAGTTGCTGGCGCCTCCCACGGCAAAGGAGCTAGGTTCATCGGCTCGGATGCTTTCGGCAGTTCAGGCAGTTCGATGTCTGGGTTGGTTGTCATTGGCCTATCCGTTTGTTCCATGCGATGAAGGGTATGCGGTCCACATCCAATATGACTGGCCAGAACACCATCGACAGCGGCGATAACCACGCGATCGGCAACGGCCAGAATACCGGAGCGGCCAGGGTCTCCCCTGGCTTTAGTTCCGGATAATAGACCGCCGCGACCGGACCATGGGTTCCCACCCTTTCCAAGTCCAGATCCGGCCGCGGCGCCTCCCCCGCAATGTTGTTGGGTGTGGGTTGGGGGATCTTGATTTTCATTTTCTCGCGTTCCTCGAAAGGCTCATTGGCCTTTGGCCGATTCGTCCAGCACCTTTGGTCCGTGTGCCAATACAGGTGGTGGTCCGGCCACCGCGCCTTCGCTTCCGAGTACGTTAGGCATGGCATCGCCATTGCGCTTTCCATTGCGCTTGCGCTTGACACGAGGAAACTCAAAGTGACCAAGGCGTGACGCGCGATCTTCATGGTGGTCGCGTTCGACTGCCAGGATCGCCTCAAACGTTGCCCTTTCTTCCACGATCTCATTGTAGGCGTTCTGCAGACTGGCATGGCGGTTGCGTTCCTCTGCCAATGTGAGTTGAAGCATCTCCAAGCCGATCACTGCCTTGCCCAATTGGTCTTGAAGATTGTCCAATTGGTTTTGAAGATCTTGCTTTTCGGCTGCGGCCCGCGCCCATGCGGCCGAGGCCTTCATCATGGCGTCCTGTTCGATATCGACAATCGGTCGCGGCAGTTTGGCCTCGACCGGCAGTTCAGGCATCTCGCTCATAATATCCCACCCTTTCTGGTTAATGGTGGCCGGGAGGGTGATCTGCATTCCCTCCCGGCCGGCACCGTATGTCGAAACCGGTGCCCCCCCGCTGGCGCGGGGATTACGCAATCTGTGTAAGCGCTCGATGAGCCTCATGACCGCACTATTCTTGTCCATTTGTTGCGTGGATTGGGCACAAGGCGGGCTTCGTGCATCTGGCCAATGGTGAGTACGGCAAAGCCACTTTCCGTCATGCAGAATTCCCCCGGCTTGGCCTTGCAGTAGCTGCACGGCCGATCGAGGAGGTGGGCGAGACGCAGCTTTTTCTTAGCCCGCTGTTCGGCCATGTAGCGCAGGCGACCGGCATGCTGCTTCATCGGATCACCACAGCGCAGCAGGTCACCACAACGAAGCCGAGGAGGTAAATGGCGATGATCATCGCCACATCGTGGAGGTTATTCATTCGGCCACCCTTGATATTTTGTTGTGTACAGGATACTCATACTGGCTGTCAACAGTAGAAATGTCCGTGTGGATAAGATAAGGGGATCAAATGTTTGCTGAAACGTGCCGCCAAAATATTATTATCCTGGCCGAGGCTTACGGTCGGGTCATGGCTCTTCCCGATGCTGACGGAAAGATAAGGCCACACGGATTGGCATGGGTCAGCAACCATATCTACGGAAATGGCACGTTTTTTCGTGAGCTAGCGGCACAGCGACGGTCGATATCGGTAGAGCGCTATAGCCAGATGTTGGCGGATATTGCGGCTAATTGGCCGCGGGACCGGCTGCGGGAATGGCCGAAAATGGTGCCAATTGTGTTCTCGCCAGAGAACCTCGTGGGACATCAAGGTGTTACTACAAAGCGTCGCAGGAATCGTGCTAAACGTAGATAATGGAAGGGTGGACTCGAGCTATGGAAATGCGAAAGAAAAGGATCGCTGTTGCTGTGGGCTCTCGAACGCTGGAATGGCTCCATGGCGTTCAGGATGAGATTCGGCTTATGACTGGCAGGGAGCCCCCGGGCGAGGCTACGCTGTTGTCAGACCTGATAGAGGCCCTGCGCCGGGACGATGAAGCCGCACACGGCATTGGAATCACAGTCACAGAAGCTTGTCATTGAGCTGCCGGGCGAGCCGCGCGGCAAGCAACGCCCGCGCTTTGTCATTGGCAATAAGAACCGGCCGCACGTCTATACACCTCCAGAAACAGTAAAATACGAGCGTGATCTCGGCTGGATGGCGAAAGCTGTCATGGGTGGTCGACCTCCATTGGAGGGGCCGCTACGGGTGTCGATAACAGCGGTGATAAGTCATGCCCGCCGGTTCAAGGTCGATGCCGATAACATCGGGAAAATTGCGCTGGATGCGCTAAACGGCATTGTTTTCAACGATGATCGGCAAGTGCTGGATTTGCGTGTACGCAAGATGTTCGATCGTGATGCAAAGTTGCGGATTGAGATCGAAAGTCTTTGACACTTCCACGAATCAGTTCCAAAATAAAAGCGCCGACCAGATAAGCTGATCGGCGCTTAACTCTGGTGTGCGGATGCAAGACACAGGCACCAAAGTTTCGTAAGATGTTTACCTGGGGACGCGACCAAAGACAAGCCCTAGTCCGAAAGATGCAGGGGGTGGTCGCCGGGAAGCGGAAATATTCCACGACGTAGCAAGCATCGATCTGACGGCATCCGCGCGCGTCAGGGCCAATATGCATCCCAGTGGGTTCCGAAAGGGACAGATGCCTTGGCTGGACTAGTCCCCTGAAAACGGGGACTAGTCTAGTCCTCTGCCAAAAGCAAACCCGTGGATAACCGAAGGGACAGGGAGTGGGTATCCGAATGGATGTGGAATTCTTGGACTACAACCTATTCTTGTCGCTAATGCAAACCCGCCAGAATCTGTTGCGCGCGGTGTTTCCATAAATGCTTATCGGCGATGACTTTGCGGGCATTCATTGTCGCGGTATGCCGCGCAGCCGGTCGGTCGAGCCAATACCGTGCCTGTTCGGCAAAGTTTTCGGCATTGTACTCGCCGTAATGAACGCTTGGGATGAAGGTTTCGGTCATCTGACCGGCGGCGCCGTTGTGCGGGCTTTTATTGGTCATCACGAAGCCGCCGGCCGCCATCGCATCCAGCACCCTGGAATGCAGGGCAAAGCCGAAGATGTTGTCATGCAGATTGATCTTGCTGTTGCGGTAGAGGTTGACCAATACAGCCTTGTCGAAGGTGAACGGCTTGGCGTATGGCGCAAATTCTGGGTAATCCTCCCAATGATTGCCTCGTAGTTCGATGCTCTTCGATACTTTCAATGCCGCTTCGGCCACCCAAGTACGATTAATAAAACGTGCGTATTGATGCATCATTTCTGAACCAGACTCATGCATATTCTTCAAAGCCTTTGGTGTGGTTAGCCAATTTTGTTCGGCCAGATATTGATTCAGGGTAGGTTCGAACTTCGCAGTTTCGCCTGCCTGATCGAAATTTGCGAATGGAGGGTTAAGCTTTAGCTGGCTGCGCGCAAGCTGTGCTACTTCGACATACGCATTGTAACATTCTCCGGCTTTAGCGTTTGGCGGAATCTTGGACGGCTGATTGAACCATTCTGGCTTGGCTAAATAGCCGGCGATCGAGAAGTCCAATGGTTGGTTGATGGGGATTGGCAGGCTGAGAAGATCGGGATCGGTGGCCATGCACAGCGAGCCACGCCAATGCTTGAACTGCGGACAGCCAATGATCTCTGGGGTGCCGAAGGTGTAAATCATGTCGTGGTCGAGCGCGCGGCCATCGAAGTCCTCGACTACCCCGTAGTACTGCTGGACCCATGCGATGTGAACGGCATCTTTCGGGATTACATCGTCGCGGGCACGATCTACCTCGATGACCACATCGGCATCTGCCAGACTTTCCTTGGTGCATTGGTCTTGGTTTAAGCCGATAGCGTCATGTCCGAGATAGCGGAACATCGCTGCGAGGCTGGCGCCAGCACGCGCGTCATGAACGCGGTTATAGACCAAAGCAAATTTCATTGACTGTGGCCGATGTGCCATACTGGGTTGCTGCGAATCAGTTTAACCTCTGAGTCTTCGCAAACTTCAAAAGCTTCCATTGGTCTATGAGGAAACTGCCATGGCAACAGTGGCCACAGGTTTGTCTGTCGAGCAATGGGCGAAGCGATTAAATGAACAATGGCAAAAAACGGTGGATGGTGCAGTTAGGGGATTTATTGAATTAGGAAGATCGTTGATCGAGGCTAAAGCACAAATACTGCATGGAGAATGGCTTCAGGTTTTGTCGCGGTTGAATTTCCCTCAAAGTACGGCACACAAATTTATGCGGATTACCCGTTGGGTAGACCAAAATGTGCTCAATGAGCAGAATTTCGTGGAAAAGTTGCCGCCTGACTATAATACAATCGATCAATTGGCGCGGCTGAAGAAATCACAGTTTAAACAGCTGGTTGAGGATGGTGCGTTATGTCCAGCGCTAAGGCGCAACGAGGTGGCAGAGATCATACGCCTGGACAAGGTGAAGGAAGACGAGACTCGAGTCCTCAGTCTCAAACCACGACCAGGGAAATTTCGTACTATTGTGGTCGATCCGCCATGGGATTTCGATGCTTTTTCCCGTGGTGCGGTTTCGAAGATGCCATATGCCAAGCAGTCGATCGAAGACCTGATGGCGCTCGATCTCAAGCAGTGGGCCGAGGCTGAATGCCATCTCTATTGCTGGGCACCAAATGCCTATGTGGTCCTGGCCGGCAAGCTAGTTGAGCATTGGGGCTTTAAATACAAAAACCTGTTGACCTGGGTAAAGCCGCCGCCGTTTGGCTTGGGCAAGAATTTCCGCAATGCAACCGAGAAATGCCTGTTTGCGACGCTCGGCGATCGCACTACCAGGGCCGATAATATTCCCGACTATTTCCAGGCGCCGCGCGGGGAGCACTCCGAAAAGCCTGATGAGTTTTACGACATCGTCAAGGCGGCATCGTATCCGCCATACGGCGAGATGCATCAGCGCAAATTGCGGGAGGGCTTCACCGATCTGTACATGGCTGGCGATCTGATCGAAGCGGCCGAATAATGGATATCCAGCCGGTCGCGGAGATGACGCCAGCCTTTGCCGATTCATGCGATCGGCTCGGCGATGCTCGCCAGACCTATGCCCTGGTTCATGGCCTGAAGGATGCCGACAACCTAGTCTGCGATTACCGCAGACGTTTTGAGCTGCATCGGCTCGGTGCGCGCGGTGAGGGGTGCCTGCATCTATTGATGCCGCACGCAATATGGCATCGTCATACCGCATACGTTGCCGGCGCCGCGGACTTCTCGTGGTTCATCGAGGCCAAGGCGCCGGATCAGGTGCCGGGTGAGCTGCCACGCCATTTGATTTGCGCGAAACGGTTGATCAAGGACGAGCGCGCCTACGTGCTGATGCTGCCATTGGGCAAGCGCAGGGTTAAATTCCAATGCATGGGTTGGATCTGGGGGTGGCAATTCCGTGATAGCGAGCCGCCGGATTGGATGAAGCCGTATTTGCGCGTCGACGATGCCTGCATGGCGCCGACGGTCCCGCCGCTTTATCCGATCAAGGATCTGATTCTGATTGAATCGTGGCGGCGCGACCGGGGACGAGCGTCGTACAGCGATTATTCCGGCGACCGCTATTAGGACACTTGCCGCGAGCTAAAACTCACAGGCGGTCATCTGTGCCCTGTTGTTAGGCTATCTGATTGGGAGGAAGGGTTGGGACTGATCATCTGCATTGCCTGTCAGCGTCAGCGCATTTTCGATCCATTGCAGCGTTTGAATTACTATTGCAGTAATTGTGGCGCCCATCATCCGCAGCGGATTTATCGCCGGAAAGTGTGGATGGACTGGACGGAAAAGCAGGGGATAATTAAAACTCAAGCCAAATCAGGCATTTATGCCAGCTTGCGGTGGATCGTGGCGCAGAAAGGCTACAAGCCGGGATGGGCCGCGATGAAATTCAAGATAATATTCGGTGATTGGCCGCCAAAAGAGTTCGAATTCATTGAGCCGGAAGTGCCGACGTCGATATTATTGTGGTTCATTCAGCGGCAAAACGACATTTGGAAAAGGCAAAAGCGCGCCGAGGAGAAAAAAACAGCGGCAGATCGTGTCAATCTGCCGCCAGTTGAGGTTGCGTCTGAGTGTCAGCCGTATTGGATGACCGATTCGGACTGGGATGTCAAACTCTGAACTCACCCTGCATTGTCTCGGTGTCGTCGTCGTAGAATTCACGTCCACTCATGAGATCCTCCATCGATGAGGACAATTATACTGACAAATATCCAGGCCTGTCAACAGGGATCAATTCCAATAGCAAGAGGCCCGCAGGGGATATCCTGCGGGCCTCTGACAGCGCTAGATGGAGGGCTAGGCGCTGTCCTGCGGGTTGCCGTCGTTAACCCGCAATTGTCTGGCAACGACCCGGGCTTCGCGCCGGTAATGATACTCCCCGTATTTCTCGTTGTTAAGGAATACGACCCAGAATTGACCCAGGTGTTCGATTCGTACCGTCAGTCTGTCTTTCATGGTTCCACCTCTACTGCTGGTTACTAAGCCAATGCTCCTCTTCCCACTCCAGTTCGCGTTGCCACTCGGCCACGATCGCATCGGCATCGTCATGGCCTGATTGCCTCATGAGCCAAACTGCCTGATCGAAAGTCAGGAAGCCTTGGCGGAAATCGCCCAGGATCTTGGGTTCCCTGTATTCGATCACAATCCACCTGCTTTGGTCGAAGCCACACCGATCGCGCCTTCCATGGTTGCCCAGCGCTTGGCCAATGAAGTATCTTGCCAATTGTTGGCGATATGCTCGGCTTTGGCGCCGCAAATCTCGGAGATTGTTTCCAGCACCAATTGGATGCCGAATTTGTCGATGATGCGTTCCAGAGCGTCCTTGTCGTCGTCGTCCATCGCACCCTCCATCAGTTGGAACTGAGGACAAGTATACTAAGAGGATTAAAATACTGTCAATAGGGATGATAAACCACGTGATACGCAGGAAATCGAGCCTTCCGGTCGATATCAGCGGTTCCAAACCGCTGAAAGTGGCTATTCATGAGCGTTATTGCCGTTATCGTGCCCAGGCGCTTCCCCGCATCGAGGCATGGCGCAAATCCGGTCATATCGCATCGACTGATAATACCGCCAACGTCAATTCCCTGCGCCTGGAAAAATCAATGTTCATCCAGGCTCGCATTGGTTATTTGACGCGAAAAGCCGAGGATCTGATCGCAGCCAAACGCGCCAGGATCGAAGAGCAATTGTGGGCGATCCACGAAGCCAGTATCAGCGACTATTTCGAGGAAAAAGAGATCAAGGTCACCAATGCCGACAATGAGGTCATCAATGAGACTCGCGCAATTCCACGATTGATCACGCAATTATCTCCGGAGATGGCGCGACAGATCGAAGACGTTCAAGTCGACAGCAAAGGACGATTAGTCCCCAAGCTATATTCGAAGATCAAGGCCATGCAGGAATTGCGACAGCTACTGGACTTCGGCAAGCCATCGGCACAGCGTGACGTGACGCAATTGTCCGATGCGGAATTGGTTAAGCAGCTGGCGCAACAAGCCAAGGAATTGGGCGTCGAGATCGATTTGAGTTACACGTTCAAGGACAAGGAAAAGCCCGATGAAGAAGGCTAGAAAGCGCGATATCATAAAGTTGCAACGCCTATTGCTGGAGCACCAATTACAACACGACAAGCTGAAACAATATGTTTATGGATTACAACGCCAGATCAAGGATTTGAATAGTCAATTACAGAACGTATGGAGCGAGATCCACAGTGCCGCACGCCACTTCGCCAATCTGCAAGACTTCGTCGTCAAACGGACTCAAAAAAAGCCAAAGCTCAAAGTAGTCGGCAAATGATCCCGAACTATCCCGAACCACAATGGGAGGTCATATTCAGTGATTTCATGGCGGAACAAATGTCTGAACCATCATGCGGCAGCTGCAGGTTCTGGCGTGACCGCGATGGTGGGCGCGGCGCTGATGACAAGCCAGCTTGGTGCTGGCGATATCCTCCGACCATCATGATTTCTGACGGCGGTGAATTCATCAGAAGAGACCGTCCAGTAATGTCAGGTTGGGAATGGTGCGGGGAACATGAGTTTGCATCGCCGTAGCCTCCTCCGCATCAATGCACGATGAAAATCGCATTCATACTCGGCTTCCTGTCAGGCGCTTCATTCGCAGTCGCGGCCATCCTGATCGCAGGAATGATCACGCC